AGTCGTCCATTGGACCCACTCTATACTTAACACTACCAACAGTGTATGCAGTAATGTCAGCAACAATATCACTGTATCCTGTTGTTTTTACGTCACCAACGTTAAAAAATTCTCCACTATCAATCAGTGTGTTCTTAGCAATGTACCACTGTCCACCAGTTTGTCCTACAAAGTTATTAATAGCATTTTGTGGTGTTGCTGTACCAGCACCATTAACATTACCAAATCCTAAAATCTTCCTATTTCTATAATCTGGTAACTTGAAAGTACCAATATTATAAGGATAATCTCTAATAGAAAATGATTTTTGAATTACAATTTGTGGATGTAATGCAGAAGATGGAGTAACAAATGACCATGTATATTGTGATGTTGGGAATGTAGATACATCAACAGTATCAGGAACTACTACTTCATATGCAAACTCATCTGTTTGTGCCTGACCACTTACATCTTCAGTTGGTTCTTTTAATGAATAAAAAGTAGTTGTATTAAAAATGCCATTAGCTGTGGGAAACTGTCCCAATAACTCAAATCTCATTGCAGAGTTATAAGGATAAGGCATCTGTACGTTTACCTTATCATTAGTAGCATCCTTATAAAACTGAAAGAATACTTTATTGTTAATAATATATGATCTTCTTAATCCACCAGGATTTGCAGATTGAGTAATAGTTACCGCAGCTGCGCCACCATATCTATTTCTGATGATAGAATATAATTCTGGATAGTCTCTGATATTTACTTCACTGCCATCACAATATAGATGACTTTGATAACTATATTCTGGATTCTCACCATCAGTCTGTTGATCAGTACCAACAAACACAGGAAGAATCGTACCAACAGGGGTGTGTTTTCCACCCTTATCAGACAAGTAATTAGCGTATGAATCCCTATATGATGCCATCTGTTTAATACTTAATCAAAAACTCTTGAACTAAAAATGGTTGAATATAACCATCTGCTTTATTTTCTTCATTGATATCTATCTGAATAATAGATACAATGTCTGTAGCAGGAACGTTTACCGCATTTGTTTTTACCTCATAGGTATGATCATCTTGTTCAAAAGGAACAAAGTGTCTGTGATTACATTCATTACCAAATGATTCTACATCATTAACTACATTATTAACTGCACCAAAAGTTGCTACGTTTGGTTGAGAATCAAAAGGAAGTTGAGTTGCTTGACTGACAGTTGATGGTGTATAGTTAGCATCTACTTGCACTAAACCATCTTTATCATTACAGTAAATAGGACCAATAATACATGGGTCTTCAACAGTACATCCCATAAGACCACTGTAATTGATATTACCACATTGTCCGCTGTCTTCATTCCAAACAGCAAATCCACCTTGGGATCCACCAGTAGCACAACCAAATGTACCTTGATCAGGAATATTTCCAGGAATCAAACACTTACTTTGTTGATCAAAAGTACAACCAGACCAACATGCACCATAATAAATTCTTTTGTTACCACCGAAAATACATCCAGCAGGACCATTAACTCTTTGTGTCTGAGATGCTTTCTCAATAGAAGCTACTGCTTGACATAATGGTTGAGCAGTATTGTTTGCCCATGGCATAATGCATAGAGTAGATTTGGAAGTATATGAGTTTCTACCAAAAATACCAAACTCATTATTATTAGAAGCAGCAGTCCTTGCTCTCTTACCATCATGGAAGTGAGCATGTGGTTGGAAAGCAGTTGACAATACTTCAGATTCTTCTGTATAGTTACCAGTAGATCTTGTAAATCCTGGTTGACCAGTAATTGTTAGAGACTGAGATGGAATGAAGAAATTTCCTTGATATTGAACTTCAAATACTGAACCAATGTTTGAACTAACTTCTAGTCCAACACCAGATTTGGTGATAGTTTGACCAGAATCATTCTGTAAGTAAGTATCAACATAATCACCTAAGTTTGCAGAGTTTGATGCTCTGATACTCTTGGCACCTAGATCAGGGACCTGAAATTGATTAGATAACAAATCAGTATCAGGTTTTTTATACCTACAGCTAGTGCCAACTCCCAAAACTTCTGCTAACTGTGGAAAAACTTCTGCTTGATATACAGAACCATCACATCTAAGATAACCTGCTGGTAGATCTGCCAGAGTGTTAGGATCTTCTGGATCAGTTGATGTTAATTGGTCTGACCAATTAATAATAGATCCAGTTAGTGTTCCTAACTTTGCTTTTTCTCTGCTATAAAATACTGCCATATTAATATGCTCTGATAATATACAGTACAGTTAGGGATGGTGTATTAGGATTAATCTGTACGCTCAATCCTCTGTCAACATTGATAGGTTCAACATTTCCAGTCGTCATATTATTTATCAGAATAGTACCAGGCAAATCCATCTGTCCCTTAGTCATTGTTAAATCAACAGTAAAGTGATTATGAGATCCAAGCGAGTTAGATGTAAATGCATCAGCACCATGATTCAATGTAACTGGGTAAGGAGTATCTCTACCTTCACCAATAGCACCATAATAATCTTCCTCATCTGTATCAACACCAGATCCACCACCAGTAGGACCAGAGAAAATTGTATCAACTCTAAACAATTCTGTACTAATAGCAGGACTAAATGGACTAAACTGAGCTGTTGGGAAAGTTAGTGTGTTGCCAGTATTATAACCTTCTCCTTGATTATTAATAGTATTAATCTTGTATCTAGTATTGATAGGACTACCACCATTCACGACAATACCATCCAATCTAATTGATTGTGGAGTGAATGAATAATTGCCAAGACCAAGATTAATTCTTCTAGATGTATTAAATGAGAAATTTAATATATCTCCAACTGAATATCCTGTTCCAGCTTCAATAACAGATTCAACTCTCAATCTACTATTATATGGATAAGATTGACCAGAAGATACTTGTCCAATTTTTAGGATACCAAATGGACCCATTGATTGCATAGAAGTATTAGGAAGTCCTAGTGCAAGTCTTCTATCAGTATTAAAGTAACACTGTAGCTCTGCTCCAGCAGTAAATCCAGTACCAGGATCTACAACTTCTAATAATTTCCACCTTGAGTTGGGAGGATAAGCAGGATTATTACCTGAACCTCTTACTGGTTCAAGTCTAATTCTAACTTCAGCACCAACACCATTACCATCAGATGATACTAATGTACCATCACTAGTCTTACAAGTAGCAACTAAAAAGTCACCAAAACCATTCCAATATTGTGCAGCAGAACCATCAAGAGAATAGAACCAATCATTATTACCCATGTTGTTACTGTTGTACCAACCATCAGGTCCTGGTCCATTTGTCCAAGCGGGATCATTTTCAACAGAATCAATTTCATTATGATAACCTTGTAATGTAGCAACATCAATTGCTGCACCTGAAATGAATGGTTGTGGCCATGCTTCACATCTAATTCTCAAAACCATACCAGTTCCAGAACCACCAGTCATGGTAAATTCTTCTTCTACAAAATCACTTCCATCATTCCAAAGCTGAGCATTTGCTCCATCATTATTATACGCCCATCTATTAATAGCAGCAGCGTAATATCCAGAACTAGTTACTTCACTGTTTGGGTTTGGTACTTCTGAATTACCGAGACTATCCTCGTAAATCGCAAAGTCACCTTGAGCGGCAGAGAATCCACCTGTTGCTAATGCAGGATCAGGCCATGGTTCAAATGTAGCGTTGACAATTATCCCAGTACCATCACCACCAGATAATGGGAAGTTATTAACTATTTGGTCATCCATGGAATTCCATCCCATAGATCCAGAAAGGTATGTCCACTCTCCCACGCTCTTTGAATAAAATCCAGAAGATACAGTAAGATCTTCTTTCAATAGGAACGCATTTGTTGCACCTGCAGGAGGTACAAAGGTTACACCCTCTCCTCTTCTAGGACCAGGAACATCACTAGATTGATAGTAATTTCTTTGTCCCAAATAGATTCCTGGTGGTGGGAATGGAGCAGTAACTGCTGGTTGTTGTACGTTTGTAATACAGCTATTATCATCTTGATATTCAACAGTATTAGCATACTGTGCTACAGTTCTGTTTACTGTTGGTACAATAGGAATAACATCAGAATCATCAGAATAGTTTCTGAATGTAGACATCGTTGGAAGACTATTTGCCTGAGGATCATATGCCGTCCATGTCAATGTTCCAGGATTAAATCTATCTGCTTGTGATTCTTGAGGGTTTAAACCAATATCACCACCAGTAGTGAATTCACTATCTTGTACATCAAATAAACCTGCTTCAAACAATCCGAGATAACCACCACCTAGTTCTACAGATGGATAGAAACCATCAGTAGGTTTAGAGTGTGTATGAGATGCAGTGTGTTCTACACCTAATTTTCTAGGAATAATTCTAAGAGTATCAAAGTATGCTGGTTCTTCAAAGTCAATACCTTTGATTTTTCCTGCCAGTTCACTACTAACATCAACACTGAAGTTAATGTCAATATAAGATAGAACATTAGTTAATGGTTGTTGTGCAGAATCAACACCATTTAAAGAAACATATTGTCCAACGACAAATGCTTCTGCAGGAGTTAATGCAGAACTCTCCAAGTCAATCAAAGATACTTCACTGAGTGTTGGTAGATTAAACACATCATCATCATTGTATACTGGATAGCTATTAGAAATGCCAATAAAGGGTTGTCCTGGTTCATTAAATGGACCATATAAATTTCCAACTACCTGTGCAAGTAGAGGATAATCTCTTGCTCTTAGTTGCTGTCCCCTTAATACAACCCACCCCTTAGGGATTGCATCAGGGACAAGAGAGGATGTACTAGAGCTACCAGTCCATGGCATGATTGTGCCGATAGGACTGATTTTTTGTGCTTTGATTCTGTTGTAACTTGCCATCTTTTTTTATCAGACCTCCATTAGCCACCAACCTTGTACACTGGTTGGAATTCCGATTTGATTATTACTATCAGTAGAACCGAGATAGATCAAAGCAAATGCTGCATTTGCTGTTTGTACAACGAGTTCACCAGAAGGATATGGTGTAATTCTATCGCCAAACAGTGTACCTGTAGAATCTCCTTGAATTGGAGTTCCACTGGTTTCAGGGGTTCTAATAACAAGTGTGGTATCATATTTAAGATTGCCACCAACGTCAATCAATCTAACAACATCGCCAGTTTTTGCTCCATCTGGTAAAGTTACAATCAAGGTTTGTGTTGATTGAATATTTGCCATGTAAACAATATTTGGAACCAGAGTTAGATCTGCTTCAGGTGATGCAGCAGAAATATATCTGGTGTGTCTTGCACCATTGCTAGTGTAGTAGTTATTAATACCAAAGGCATCAATAGAACGATCTTGCTTGACTTCAAATTGATCTGCACCATTAACTCCAAGATTTTGTACAGAGAATACATTTGTCTCGGTAGGTGTAGTAGTCGATACCCCCGTAATAGTTAGGGAAGTTTTAACTGTGCCATTTCCAAGGTTATCAATAGAGAACGATGGAGTACAATCTAGTGATTGAATAACGTTTTCTGGACAAGATGATGGATATAAGAAGAAGTCACCTCTAGCAACAACACCAGCATCCCAGTTAAGTAAACCTTGGTGATCAGCATGACCATCATCGTTGGTTAACTTGAATAGTTCAGTCTGTCTAACAGAATCATAGATGATAAAGTCACCGCCACCCAACGTTAGATTGTTGGTAACGTGTAGACTACCTTGTCTATAAGACTTGGCACCATCACCAAGTTGTTCATTCATCACAGTTGTGTGAATCTTTCCATCCAATCTACCGTTTACAACAGCTAGAACCTCTTCACTGTTAGACTTATTACTAAATCTTATCCATTGCTTATAATCTAGTTTCTGTTGTACAATGTATCCTCTCTCAATAATTACAGAGAGATAATCAACAGGAGCTCCGCCAGACTGTCTTTGTCTGATCTCAGCATCATTAACACGAGACCAATCTTTATGTTTGATGAGTCTTCTTACAGAATCACCAACGTTGTGAGTCATCTCAACTGTTCCTTCCTGAGCACGTTTTGCGATTAGAGTAGGAATTGCACCAGTGATAACACCATCAATCTCAAGGAATTCAAGTTGTCCAGAAGTAGCGAAGGAAGCAGTAGGACCAATAGCAATTAGATCACCAACAACGAATGCACCAGAACCTTCACCAAGACTTTGTACAGGAATCTGTAGTAGTGTTGCATCATTTCCAGTTGCAGTTGCTGCAGAAATAGTAGTTGAAGGACCATTTGACTGAATAGTCTGTGGATCAACATAGTAACTGTAAGCAACTACATCATCTAGATCAACTACACTCTCAAGAGAAGCAGTAGTAGTATAAGAAGAATTGCTAGACCATGCTATTCCTACATCAAGTCTGCCAACGTAAGATCCAATATCAGTAGTTCCAGAACAAGAGTTAATTTCAAACGTTCTATTTTCACCACCATCTTTGACAGTAAAGAGTTCATCTCTCTCTGCCTTCATGCTTATACCAGTAGCAGAAGAACCACCAATGAATGATTGATTTAGATAGATAGCACCACCAAAGATGAAATCAACTTTGGTATCTTGTAAAGTCTTAACAGGACAGGAGTCTGTAAGAATCTTCAGAGAATCGCCTGGTTTAATGTCTGCGAGTGTCTTATTAGCAGTTGTAATAGTAACGTTAGAAATAACTCTAGAACGAGATTCAATATTACCAGTAAACTCAACTTGATTTAGAGTGCCACAACCACCATCAAATGCTAAGCTAGAGTTGATAGTAAGAACAGATCCAGGAATATTTGGATTACCAATCTGTACCTCACCAGTTACAGAGTTGACTACGAATACATCCTCATCAGGATCACTACAGTTAGAAACTCTAAACTTCTGAACTTGCTGATCTAATGGAGAAACAACCTTGACATATTCTGGGACTTTAGGAGAGTCATCTCTATCAACGATAACGTAATCGTTATTAGTAAGTGACCCACCAAACTCAGAGAGATATACATTGTCAGTTGCACTACTATCGCTATCAAGTGCTTGCTCAGTCCATGTAGCATCAAACTGTACATTAACCTTAAAGATAGGAGTTGTATCAGCATGATTTTCTAGGATACCGCCAAATGCACCGAATGGACGACGCTTAACCTTAACATAGTAAGGAGCAGCGTTGATTCTAGTTAGTTCTACAATCTGTAGAATTTCTGGGTGACTGGTTGCAGAAGAACCAGATCCAACAACAGCACTATTAATAATGATATAATCATTAGTTCCAAAGTATGGATCACCATTTGCTTTGACTGGTTGATTCTTAAGTGGTAGATAGAACTGATCACCAGATAGAGCGGATAGATCTGTTGGTTCAATTACACCACCGATGTTTACTGCCTGCTGATAAGCTGCACCACCCCAAGTTCCACTACCTGCGGTATCAACTTGGTTATATCCTTCCTCTGTAGTTCCTACAACTAATATGTTGAGGATATCAATATTCTTATTAAAGAGAGTATCACTTAAGATTCCATCTTCGTGTGCGCTAATATCTGTGCCAAGTTGTGCTCTACCACCTTCAAATGCGAAGGAGGCAACACCACCACACATATGCATATCACCAAGGAACTTAGCAGATGCAACAACCTCTAGTTGGTTGTTAATCGTAGTCTTACCACCTTGACCTGCGATGTTAATCTCAGATGCATTTAGTGCGAAGTTAAGGATCGAAGGACCACCAGAGTTAGAGAAGAATTCAACTTGTGATGCTTGAGACTTAAGTTCAACAGTCTCACCAATTCCTCTACGGAATCCGAGCCACATATCACCATCAACTCTGAAGTTTCTGGTATTGATCTTGGTGTAAGATAGATCTTCATTAGAGTTGAGATATGCACCACCAATTTCTACCTTGGAGATACCAACACCAGAGCTATCAGGTGTAGCACCCAACCAGATGTTGCTATGTGCAGATCCTCTACCGATGTTAATGAATTGATCATCAACACTATCATTCAACATGTTGAGATAAGTAACTTCGCTACCGAAGTTGACTGTTCCAGTAAATGTGGTATCATCAACTAAGTTAAATGTACCTGTTGTCTGTGATGTTCTGATCTCGGCAATTACACCATCATCACCATTGACTTCAATGTCATGCTCAAAACGAGCATCATCAGTAAATCTAGATGTACCATCAACAACCAGTGCTCTGTCTAGTTCAGCATTAGTTACATTAATACCAACACGACCATTATTTGTAGTTGCAACTCTAAGTGTTGCTTCATTTGCTGGTGTTGCACTGTCGCCACCAACTAGAAGTGCATAATCAGAAGTTGTTTCAGTTCTATTAGCGAACGCAGGATTACTTAGATAATCAGAAATTATCTTAC